CCCGCATCCGGGTATGGAACAGTTCCCTTTCCCTTGTCTGTAGGTCACCAGAAAGGGTCTCTACCTGCTCTTGTAACTGTTGTACTTGACCAGATAACTGAGAAATCTCACCCATACGCTGAATTAATGCCGTCTTATCAACATTCGCCTGCATATTCATGATAACTTGAGCTTTATCATAAATACCAACCTGCATAAGTCCTATGTCCCTTGCTAAATCTGCACTAGGCGTTTTAGCTCTGGTACTACCGACAACTACACGAACATCTACATGAGCAGATGTTACATCGTATAGCGTCTCGACAGCTTGGGTATAGTCATTAATACCGGGAGTATTGATTGTAACTTCCTTTTCAGTCCCTACGGGATTTAAAATTCTTAATACTCTTGCCTTATTATAAACATAAGGCGTATATAGCGCCGCACATCTTCCTGCTTCTGTAAGCATATCGTAAATTGGGAGTATTTTCCAATTTTGTTTACGCGCCGCGGCTTCGTCTATGATTTGAGCTTCACCAACAGTTCCTACGGCTCCCTGCGGATTACCCTGTTGAAATTTATAAGCTCCAAAAATTGTTTCAATATCCACCTCGTATCTTTGCTTTTCACTATAAAGCTGTGCGCTAATAGCGGGTGGAGCAAATTCTTTTATCTTTTGTTCTCTTAATGCGCCGGGATTAGCACGAATAATTGCATTAGGCACATACCATTTCTCTATTTCCTCATTATCTATCGCTCCATCTTCATAAAGCAACTTAAAACTTGCGGTACTAGTAGCATGGCTGATTAAAAGAGCTTCAACTCTATTAAGCATTCTCTGAGGAGTTTTTGCATGTCTCACATCCCCAGCAGGATAAGGAGTGCCATTATGTTCGTTACACGCAGGAATAATCGGGTATCTATCCATCGGCAACACTTCGTCGTATACTAAATGGTCACCAATAACAAATGTTTCCCTGATTTGAGTTTCATAAACCAATTCTTCGGAAATCTGCCCACCATTTAAATATTCGTTGTATCTGTCTTCTTTCTGTGCTGTTTTATAATCATCTTTATCAAAAATCTTATATAAACCAGTCATGTTATCAGTAATCATAACCTTTGGCACACCAACTTTAGACCACCTAACAAATTTTCTTACAGACGGTTTACCGTCAAATGGACTTGTATTAGACCTCAAGCTTTTCGTATCGCGGTTATATTTACCTGTAGTTTGATAATTTGTTTCAGAGTCTTCCCCCGCATCTTCAATAATATCAGCATATTGGGGAAAGTTGATTTTTAGAGACTCTTTTGTATGTAAATCTGAAATCATGATACTTCCTGAGTCTGAAAAATGTGAGTCAGTAGAATTTGGGTCGACAAATACAGATTCAGGGGCAACTCTTTTAATTCTAATCCCCCCAGCGCCCTGTTCAGCTTGCCAATCGGGGTACACATACATATACCCCACACCTTTTACTATATAGTCCCTACAAATGTTCCGAAAATGTCTATTCCCGTGCGAATCAAACCATATTTTATCTAAAAGCGCATTATAAATATTGGCTATATCATTGTCTGTCTGACCAGTAGCAATGACATCCCACTCAGGAGGGGAACTAGCAACATTAGCTAGTACCTGCTCAACGGCAGGTCTAATCTTATTATTAGCTTCCGGTGGTTGACCAATACTTAAAAGATAGTCTTTTTGACCGCTTGTAAGTTGCATGCCAAGAAAAAATTCATCATCCTCAGCCATTTGGTATCTATAATCAGCAGCTGACGAAGAATAATTAGTATATTCGTCCCTCACATCGCTAGCTTTTAGCTCTTCAAGGTCTAACTTCTTAATTCTTATCATAATATAGCAGTGATATTAAAAATATATTTTGATATTAACCTACGCATAAATTAACATTCCTGTTTCCCAGTCCATTCCGGACAATTTTGATTTGTATTGCATTATATTTCCTTCGTCATCATACTGAACTCGCGGTACAAATACATCATCGAGTGACCATCTTAGCGCATCAAGTGTATCTTTCTTAAATGTTCCATGTTCCTTAAAATTTAACAATTCGCTCTCAAGTTCCCAATGCTCCTCTTTTAAAAACATTGCCTTAGAAGCAAAGTAAGGTTGCATCTGCTTAATTCTATAATACTTAGACTTAATAGCTTTCTTAGGGTTAATATTATAAAAGTGTCCCAGCTTTTTAGACTTTTGGATTACATACTCACTTAACATAATATGACCGGTTTCTTCAATCTTTACTTCTCTAGGATTATAGAACTCCATCATCTCAAATAGCTTATCTGCACATTTCATTGGAGTAACCTGCCCTCTAAAATAATCAATGACATATATATTATTTTCTTTATCTACGCCAACAACCATGATTACAGTATAATCAGCCTTAACATTTTCGCTTGATGCTGGGTCAACCCCAAAAAATACATTAATTGGGACTTCCTCTTTCTCGCCATCTTTCTCTCTAATAATAAAGGAGTGATTTTGACTGTAGGCATATATACCATTCCAATACTGTATATCTCCCTTTTTGAAGACCCTGAAACTATCGTCCATCGGTATATTTTGATATTCCTGATAAAAATAAGCAACATCCCCCTCTGAAATAAGTCTATCCCTCTCTGCAATCAGCCAATCATAACTTCTATACTCAGACCATAAAACCTTTTTTCCTTTTTTAAGACTTAATTCTTTACCGCTAGCAACAAATTCCCCTACCTCGGTATCCTGTATAATAGCCTGATAGAAAAGAGAGTCCCATCCCTTGATTTTTCTAGTCCTGTCCTTGTTATATGATAGTGGACCAGCAATTCTATTCAAATAGCTCTCTTCATCAACAATAGTTCCTATAAATATCAGCCTTGCATCGGCTGAACCTGCAATCACAGCGCCATTGAGCCATGAACGGAATTGGTCTCTTAAAGTTTCAGTGGCTGTATTACGCTCACCTTCTCCATCGTCAATTATTGTAAGGGTTGGTCTATAAGCACCATATTTAAGTCCCCTAACCTTCTGTCCCGTTCCACGAACCAATACTTTGCACCAGCTGTTCGGGTTGCCCTTCTCGTCAAAGCCTGTGACAAAGTCTTTTTCTTCTTTGCCCCAAGTTTTCCCTTTTCTGTCTCCAAAAAAGTATATGAGCTTTTCGTTGTGTTCGATTTCATTGCCTAATGTCTCCAAAAAGAACTTGGACTGTCTTTCAGACTCCGATATGAGCAGTATGAACTTCTCTTCATCGAATAATATTCGGTGGAGTGGATAGACCAAGTTGATTAGTGTTGATTTGGCGTGTCCCCGCGGGGCAACAACCGCCAACTTCTTTCCTCTTTTTAAGGATAATAGTGTGTTAACAATCTCCTTATGGAACGCCGGACTAGGTTTCCTGATATGATAATTCATCGGCTGTTCCTCGTCACCTAAGATGAACTTCGCGAAAAAAAATATATCCATATACATTCTTTTCAGTAGCGTCTCCCGTTCTTCTATGGTGTATTCTAAATTCATTTTTTCTTTTTCTTATACGACCTTTTTTTTCTTTTTGTCGCAGTACGCTTCTTTTTACCTAGCGTATTTGCTAGTTTAGTAGACCCATCTGAGAATTTAGATGCCCCTGTACCGTAATTTCTAGCCATTATGCTTCTCCTCTCTGTCCTGAGAACTCGTTTTCATAAATATTGACCATATCTCTTAAATCAATTAATTCTTCAAGCATATCCACTATAAGTTCAGACACCTCTCCGTCAATCGGATACTTTTTGCCATTTAGCACTAAGAAACCATCTCTTTCAGTCTCAACTTCAACTTTATGCTCAGACTTTGGAACTTTTATCCTCAATAACACCTTTTATACCATCAGATTTAACTTTTGACATTAATTTGTTCAATTCTTTATCGCTCAGCTCTTTTCTTACCTCTGCCAATAATTTTTTATCCCCCTCGGAAATCATGATAATACTTTGGCTCGCTGTCTCCTTTTCCTTAGTGGCATGACCTAAAAGGTCGGAAACTCTATTTATAGCGTTTAATTTTGTATTGGCTTGCGAAGTTTCGTCAATAAGCTCTTTATATTGGCTTACAACCCACTCGTCATCCATTCCTTGTTCAATAAATTTGTCTCTTAGATTCATACTGATTCTCTCCCTAACATATTCCCGTTTTATAAGATTCATCCCCCGCCGAAGTGCCTGCGTCGGATTGTTCTCCATAAAAGTACCCATATAAGCACTAATAATGTCTTCAGAACTAAATTGACCGTTTTTATCAACTTCATGATTCATACAAAGCTTATCCACAAAGGCATTTTGCAGAGCAGTAGGCTTTACATTTGTTAAAAGTTTCTTTCCATGATAGCTCCTATCATCATAATCTATCTGTTTTGAGGCATAAATATTTTTTTTATAGGTCGGATGCTCCCCAAACCCGCTACGGAGTAGATAAAATGGTTTCTTATTGGTTTTCGGGTGTTTCTTCCTTCTCCCAATAATCTCCATGACCTTTCCATCTCCAGTAACTACCCAATCGCCCTTTTCAGCCTTACGCCAGTCAAAAAGCGCATTAATTCCCTTTTCCAGCGCTTCAGCGACGGTATATACTTGAAATCTCTTCCCTCTGCAAGTCATTTCCATTCTTTTTAGCCTTTCTTAATGCTCTTTTGCGCCGTTTATTTTCAATATTTAATTTCCTGCGCTCTCTTTTTCTCTGCTTCGCACTACGATTAGGCAATTACTTATCGACTTTCCCTTTAAGAAAATTAATATCGTCTGTAATATCATTCATTTCCTGAAGAAGTTGTTCATATCGACGGTCTCTAACCTCATCGCTACGATTCCACCGGTCTATTAGCTTTATACAGATTTGTTCAATCTCATTTAGCTTGCCAGTAACTGCTTTTTGCAGGAATCCTAACATCCCCGCAAATAAAACGACTACTACACCCGTTATCCCGTATTCTAAAAAAACTTCCATTATTATATGTTAAAAGGGTAGGTGGTCCTCTTTTTTCTCGATTTTGATACTTTTGTACGCCTTCCCACTTTTTTGCCCAACTTTATCCCAACATGCTATAGAATACATCTCCCCGTTAATTTTTGCCGTACCTGTGTAGTCCGGCGACTTCGGGTTCGTTTTGTTCTCGTTCTCAAAAATTGAGCCGGAACCTTCTCTAACTTCATAAGCCATAGTATCCCCTTAATTTAGACCGCCAAACTTACCCATAAGTTATATATACATAAAAGAAACTGAAAAGTTTATTTATATATCGTTTAACGATAAATCTATGGCTTGGCTATAGCAAGGCTAATGCGATGGCAATAGCTATTGATAGCTCTTCTTCTTCATCTTCTTCTTCTACTTCAATTTCAACTATAATACATAGACAGTATAATAAATAAGGGGTATACAGGGAATACATAGGGAATACATAGGGAATATATTCCCCCCTTTCTTAAAAACTGTGCAAAATTTTTACGGAGGGTGCATATATAACGCACGCCCCGCCCGCAGGGGGTTCGCGTTCCAGCTTTCGGGTTGAGTCGGATTTTCTCCTTCGCGTTGAAAGCAATCTAGCACCGCCCTCGGTGTGATGCTCGGAATGGTGCGCAATCAATTTATCTTTATCGTCGGTAAAGGTTGTTTTTCCTTGCCATATGTGTCGATATATGCTTAATATTGGTTATCCGCCGACGGTGGCGGTCAACTTAACCCTCATGAAAGGAAAACAAAACCATGAGAAAATACAACACACTCAGCGATAGCGTAGCTATCGACCTCACAACAATCGGAACTGGCGACCCTCTGAACGCGAAGGAGCTACTCCAAGACTGGATACTAGACAACCATGCTAATACCGACGGCATTAGCGATGAGATACAGATGGCGTATCTAGTCTTCACTCAGGACTTAGCCGACGATGTAAGGAAAACGCAGGAAGAAGCCGACCTCAGAGCCTTTCTCGACGCTAAAGAGAGAGAAGTTGCCGAGGGTACGGAATGTCGGAATTGGGACTCTTCAGAAGAGTGCCGAGATGTCTCTTGCCTTCACCACGAAATCCTAGCTTATCTCGATGAGTGGTGTCCTACCGAGGAGTGCGACAGGGTCTCCAATGTCGACGAGAATGGAAATTGCTACACTCTCGACGGTCAACCCTGTGAGAAGTGTATTAACTAGCGTAGCTAGTTAGCACCAAAAGAGCCTCGGCTTCCCTTCACGGGGGGTCGGGGCTTTTTTTTTGCCTATATTTTCCACTCTTGACGGCTTTCCCCTCGATAAAGCAAAGCTATAGCGACGACATAGCTAGCTTATACACCGAAAGTAGCTAGCTTATTTACTCCTCGTTTAGACACACGAAGAGAGCCTTGCTATCCATACTTAATTATCCTTTGGTTTTATAGGAACTATAAACCAAAGGTAATTAATTATGATGAAACGAAAAATACAGATTTTTTTGATTTTCAATCCTATCCCTTCGCTGATTCTTAGAAGTTCAGTAATAGCCTTCGTTATTACGGCATTAGCGACAGGAATGATAACCTATTAACCGAGAGGAAATACAACAAATGGAACGATTCAAACAGGCTTTAGCCGACTATAAAAGAGACCCAAGCGGTAGAAATAAGATGGCGGTCTATTTAATATCTTATGAATTACTGAAGAGTGGTGTCAATGCTCACTTACCACTAACGACAGTAACTCCAAAACCAACAACTTACCGTCGAGTAAGTGGAAATTGGGTGGCAAGATAATGATTGACAGATATTATAAGAACCCTCATAGGAATATTCATCTTAGTGTCGGTCAGATTAAGGCTACTATTCGGAAGATGAAGGCAACCTCAACTCGACAGTATGAGAAATACACAACCACAGGAGTAAATTGGCAGATTGTCGTCGATAATCCGTCAAAAGCGGTTAGAAGGTATGTTTTAAACCGAGGGGCTAAAGGGGATGTTCAAATCAGTTATGACCGTCCTAATAATACATTTTTTATTACACCATCACTGAAGGAGATGTAATTATGGAAGTAAAATACAACATTTTTGGCGAAGGAGAGGTGGTCTGCACCGTCTGTAAAGGAGATATGTTTGTCGACGATAAACTATGTCCCCTTTGCAAAGGAACAAGAATAACTCATCTTGACTTTGACAATGATGGCAACGACATCACTCCAAGTGTTCATCTTGATGATGGAACAGTCATCAATGTCAGTAAAGGGATAGTATACTACAACAATGAAGAGGAGAAATAATGCAAGGAAGAACTCATTTAATCAGAAGAGCAATGGAAGGCAAATTAGTGTCCGAGGATACTAATATTATGAAGTTTCAAGCTAGAAATGGCATGAAAATAACGGTTTCAAAGAAACGCAAGGAGAAGAAATAATCATGACAAAGTATCAAATGAATTGTCTTAGAAATGAAATAGACAATATCTCAGAACAGAGTGTTAAAGACAATAACTCCCCGATGATAGTTCATGGACAATTTCAGACTATTGTGAATAAGATAGACGAGATTCTAGAGGGCAAGGTTGTCTATGGTAAACCTAATTATTGGGAAAATCCCCCGAAGGAGAGGAAGTAATGACTGATAGAGAATATATCATCGGAGTTAGCACCGTCGAAACTATGCACGGTGAAATGGTATTGGTAGCCATCGAAGACCAAGACAAAATGTATCGAAGTTTTACCGACTTGAGATATAATTGTTATACTTATGGTAATGGTAAGGCATATTATTGGGAAAAAATAAACAAAACCGAATCAGAACAGCGGAGAATAGATATAATGAGGACAATCTAATGAGGGATTTAAACGGTCAGTATAGTTTAACCTTTGGTTTTATAGGAACTATAAACCAAAGGTAAACTAAACCACAGGAAAAATTATGACAAAAACAAAACATAACAAGTATTTCGTTTGGAAAAAACAAGGCAAGTATCTTGTCCTGTCTTTTTGGGGATTCAAAAGAAACTTTATGTTTTATGCTATTTGGGATAATGTTCTTTGGGTCGAGCTAAGAGTCTCGGAGAATATCCTTAAAGCTGACGCTATTAATTGGTGGGAACTCGACTATAAAACCTTGATAGATTTTGATTCAAGACAATTTATACAACTAAACGACAACCTAGATAAAAGAGGAACAGAAAATGACTGAAAATAAAAACAAAAAATATCCATTTTTCGTAGAAATACCCTTCCCTATTGATTGGACAGGATGGCATCCAAACAATTCTAAGGGAGAGTGGCTAGAACCAAGATTTCCTAGCTTTATTGACGACAAAGAAGCTACCATCGAGTGGTTCACTTTCGAGATAAAGAGTGCCAAGGCTGAAGAGGAATTTCTCGATTTCCTATATTACCTTCCCGACGGTAAGTATGTCGTTATTAACGACGAGGAAGCAGAGTGGCAAGAATTTATTAATCAAATAAAAGAAGAAACGGAGAAGATATAATGAGAATGTATCCAATTTGGAATAAAGTAACAGCCTGTCTCTATAAGGGAGACAAGTCTTACGGAGTAAAAAGAACAGGAGAGGTCTCTGTCTTAGTCGGCACTAGTGCTAGTAATTCACACCACTTTATCGACCATAAAGTTACCCATAGGTTGATGGAGAATGGAGATAGAATCTACCGATTCTATATCAACAACAAGGTAATAAAAGAGAGCATATTGAAAAAAGGCTCTTCGGAGCTAGAAGATAAATGGTTCGTGGAGTATATCTAATGAATATCTCAGCAATAATGATAGTTATTGGAACACTCGTCGGTCTGTTGCTAATGCTAGGAATAGCCGTCGATATATTCTTCGATTGGATAGAGAGGAAGTGAGGGTAAAATATTAATGCTTGACATGGAATTAGCTAAAAGAATTAAGGGATTAAGGAAATTCCTTAAAAAAGTAAAGCCGACCTATTACTATGTTAGAGGGTGGGAAGACTTTAGAACGCATTTAATTGAAACTCTTGACGAGTTAGAACGACGGTCTAAATACATGGACTATTTACAGACAAAATATGCTGAAGATAAACTTCGTGGTACGGTGCTAAGAAATGCCTTAGCACCGAGGCGAAGGGATGCTAACGGTAAGCTGATACAAGACAAATTCACCGACGAGGAATACGAAATGCTGATAGAAATGGTCGTCGAACATTACAGAAAAAACCCTGTCTCTCCGTCGTGGAGAGCTTAATTAATATTTATATATTTAGCAGAAAACGAAGTGAATGCTAAATATAGAAATATTAATAATAACGGCAAATTTGCCAAACCAAACTTTAACCGAAACAAAAAAGGAGATAAGTAGCTGATGAGAACTTATACAACTGACGAACTATCAAACAAATCGACCAAATGGCTGAAGCGACATTGTATCGCTAAGGCTAAGGGGTTAGGACACTCTAGGACTTGGATTCAAACCTGTCGTAACCATGACAGAAGGAATTACCTAGTTCACGGAACTTATCCAGAGGGTAATAATCCTAGCACCGACACTACTAGCACTGAGCCGCGCTCAGGCGGCAATGCTAGTACCGACAATACTAGTAAAAGTGGCGGTCTTGAGGATGTCATACTCAATGCCATTACTGACACTATGGGAGACAAGGTCGAAAGCACCATGCTGAGTGCGGTTGCCGACACTAAACGAGCTTTGGAAGGTAGCTTGGAGACTAAGACCGAGGAACTTATTCATAAAGTGGATGAGAGAATAAAAGACCTTCGCAAACCAATCGTTATCACCGTCGGTAATAAACCTGTTATTGATACCGGGGATAAAATAACACATGAAAAGCTCAACGATGTTTTTGAGTGTTTGTACTACCGACAGAAAGTAATGCTAGTTGGTCATCCCGGTACAGGGAAGTCGAGACTGATAGCTGATGCTTGGAAGGGTATTGCCAAGACCCTAGACCTTGACCCTACTAAGTCAATGCAGTATATCCCTTGCTCCGCCGGATTGTCCGAAGCACAATTACTAGGTAAGATGGATGCTCATGGAGAGTACCACACAGGACTTGCCGTCGATAAGTTTGAAAATGGCGGTATGAATTTATTTGACGAAGCCGATGGATTCGACCCTAATGTTGCCCTAGTTACTCATGCCATGACCGACAATCAAGGCTACATAGCTTTGCCAAATAGAACTGACGACCCTATGGCATTCAAACATGACCACTACTACCACTCAGAGTGTGCTAATACTTGGGGCGACGGTATGGACTTCTCTTATTCGGGGAGAATGCAACAAGATGGTGCTAAGTTGGACAGATTTGGTGATGTGCAAATCTTCGTAGATTACGACAAGAATCTAGAGAGAATGCTCGTTGGAGATTACTTGGACTGGGCATCAATGCTTTGGGATTTAAGGTCGTCTATTAAAAAAGCTAGCCTCGACAGAAGATACATTAGCACTCGACGGTTTGCTGATGCTCATGCTTGGGCAAAGGTTGGTAAGGACAAACCTTGGTTCCTCGACAGAATAACTACTAGTTGGACTAGTGAGGAGCTTGGTAAGGTGGAGCTTGAAGTAATGAAGGAGAATTATTCATGATAAAACGACGAGATTATCAAGAGATTACCCTCGATGGCAAGGAATTTGCCTATATGGAGTTCGGTAATATGGCTGACTACTTCGATGTCATAGAGAAAAATGGATGGCAGTACAGTAGATATAGTGATAAGCCTGATAGTTATGCTAGAAAATGGGCATACGGCAGTTCCTTTCCGTCGAAAGGAGAACACCGTAAAGCTTTGCTCATCGGTAAAGCCACCGAAAGGTGTATCAATACTTTCAAAAAGATGAAAGCTAGTATAGACCAAGGACTAAATGTCTCACAGTTTTATCGGAAGGGTCTTTCGTGTAAGAGAAATCGGAGATTCATGGATGAGGGAGATGAGATAGATATTGATAGATTCTTAGGGAATGCCGACAATGTTTGGACTTCATATAAACGAGACAAAAAGGCGAAGAATATTAAGATTGCGCTAAACTTCGGTCTAGCTTGTAGCAATAATGAGGAAAACTTCGCTGAACTTGTCGCAGTATTGTCGACACTGTCCGATTTGCTGACTCAGTTAGGGTATGCAACTGAAGTCCTAGGCTGTAATGCTAGAAGATATAGTGGCAGACGAAACTACTATCAAACTTGCTCCTCGATAAAGTTCAAGAGGTCTGGTGAAAGGCTCGACATTCAAAGATTGCTGAGCATGGGTCTCCAAGGTTTACTCCGAGACCTAGAGTTTGGGGTCGGTGAAATGCTAGAATATGACGGTAGCCAAGGTCAGCAGACATTAATGGCTCCCGAATTAAGGGAAATGCTCAACATAAATTATGTGATTGAGCAGAAGGGTATCAAAACCGACCAACAGAAGATGGACTTTTTTGAAGGAGTAATAAAAGACCTAGTCGAGAAGAGGTCGTTTCTCTAAAATGAAAATAGAACAAAACCAAAAGCAAGATTTAAAGCTAGAAGTTAAAGCTACGGGAAAGGGTAGACCGCCTTGGGATGGTGGAGACCCCGACGAGTGGCTAAAGTCAGCCATTTGGCTGAAAGAAAGACTCAGAATCCGCTCAATAGTTCAGAAGATTATTGGGCGGTGGAGAGTAGAACCTTGGGATTAACCATAAGGAGATAATGAAATGACCGAATTAGATGAAATGAAAAATAATATGTTAGAAAATGTCTTTACCGAATTAAAAGACAGAGAACTTACAAATGAACAAATTGATTTAATATTTGAACCGCTAGAGGCTCAAGAGAATTACTATCAAGACGGAGAATTAAACGAACTCCAAGCTAGAAGACATTGGATAGGAAAACTTCAAGAGGAAAAGCTGAATTACAAATCAATAATAGACACCATTCTAGAATAGATAGGAGTAAATGAAATGATGAACATAATAATCATAACCGTCGAGAATAAAGAGCAAAAAGACGAAATTATTAAGGTGCTAGATAATGCTGAAGTAAATGGAGAATTAGACTTTGCCTTTAATGTCTCGACAACTTCAGCACCTAGGCATAAATCGGTGGTTGTTTAATGGAAACAATCAACGGAATTGATATTTTAATGTTAGTAATTGGATTCTTCATGGGAAGATTCTATCAAAAAGTAGAAAGTGAGGAGTAAAAATGACTAGTAAATTCACAATAGTAAACAGCGAAGAGAAAGAAAGAGAAATAAGCAATCTCCATATTGATAGAGCAGATTTGCCGAAATATCTTAATGAAAAAGAGGTGCGCAACCTAGACTACCAACAGGTAGCTAAGTGGGTGCATTATAGTTGCGACGACCCTATCGGAGAAATTGCTTGGCTTATACAAGCATTATTCGAGAGGAATGAAGACGGCTCTAGGTTTTCAGCAACATTTAAAGATGTCTACGGTGATGTCCTAGAATTAGAGGAAGAAGATGACCGATACTAAGCCTAATATGGAGTATTATGTTGTGAAGACCTCTATCCGAGACGGAGAAACGGAGTATGCTGACACCGCATTGATGGAACTTGATAGTAATTATCTTGAAAATATGACCGACGGTAGCCAACAAGAACGAGACGAATATATCCTAGCAGAATGTTTTGGAGATATGGTTGAGTGGGAAGAACCATACGGAGAACTAGATTGGGGTGGTCATTTCATATTTGGTGGAGACTATCGAATAGTCGGTGTGTATTCTGTTAAAAAAGTTGGAAATAACACAGAGCTAAGAATATTAAAGGAGTATTTAGATGCCCATAACTAAAGTAATAAAATGTGAAATTTGCAGAAAATACGAAGTATCTCGTAAAGACTATCGGTTTATTGACTCTTGCGGTCTACAAGGAAAGGTGCTAGATTGTGAATGGTGCTACAATCTGACGGATGTTGCCATCAGCGACATAATTAGAGACAGTTTAGACCCGAAGAGCTTCTACGACGAAGAAGAAGACCTTTGGATGTCGAGATGTTCCCCCAAAGTTTAATTAACGAAGAAAGGAAGAGACAATGAAACTACATGAACAAAAATCATGCGAAAATTACTCTTGTGGAATTTGCTCAGTAGAAGTGAAACAGGGCGAATTTCATCATAACCACGACGGTTATATTAACGGCAGAACTTGGGGGTTTGAGGCTTTGTTGAAACAGATACCTTCAAGAGCTAAGAGATTGCAATACTATAAAGAAAATCCTAGAACTAAGAAGGAAAGAGCAGAAGAAAGGAAGAGATAATGAAACTAGAAACCAAATTAAAAATCATAGCCAATGAAATGAGGACTGCCATAGATTTAATGGAAGATTCTTGGGTTAGGGAAGGTCTAACAAAAGAAGAGTGGCGAACAGTAAGGGATGAGTTTTCCGAAATTAACGCTCAGCTTAAATACTTGTCGGAAACAGTTTGGCAACACTTTAATAGGAAAACAACATGAATAGGATTTCATGTATTTATATCTCTATACGAAGTATAGATATAAATACTGAAAACCTATTAAGGAGGTAAAATGAAGGAAAAACACAAAAACGAGCTGAAAAGTTTTCTCGAAGAGTTTGGCGAGGATGGAGAACAGGGTCATTTTTCCACAATGTTATCGAAAATAACACAATTAACGCTAGATTCAATACGGCAAGTGAAAGATTTTGACGAGAGAGTGAGAGCATTCTCCTTTTTCGCGATTAATTTCAAGAAATTCTTACTAAAATCTAGTAGTGGATTCGTTGGTGGAGTATATTGGCAATGCAATGTCGATAGCATGGCAGAACAATGCGGTTTGCTAGACGAAAAACATAGCATAATGATTAATCTCCACGAAGAAGATGGCAAGATTGGTAGCGTTGTAAGGTTTGTTAAAAGAGCCTATGAGTCAGAAAAGGTCATGAGTAGCTTGTTTGACGAGATGCAAAAGACAATTCGTAACCATTTAAGCCACAATGAAATAGATTTTCCACAGGAGATGCCCGAATCATGAGTACAAAAGCACCAAAAGAACTTATTGGAGAGTTGGAGAGGATTGGAGCAGACCTTAGACGGTTTACTAAATGCGCTAATGCTACTAAAAATATGCTAGTTTCCACTGTCTCAGCTCTATCTAAAATTCATAAATTAGCAGATGAAATTCGTAAAGATTTTTGGGATGCTGAAACAGATAAAGGAAAAGAAATAATGACGAGGGCGGTTGGTATCGTCTCGTTGGTTGATAAGACTATTGTAGGACTAAATAAGGAATGCAAAGTCTTGGAAGAAAATTTAATAAAATAATTTAGTGCGGTGGTGTTTTTGTTTCCTCGCTAGTTCTTGGCGAGTTTTGGTTTCCACTGCACACTACAGGGGGAGTGGGTTTTTGTATTTCCCTACTCCCCCGATTCATTAAAGGAGAATAAAATGACTAAAAAAAAGACATTTATCATTACTACCGAACCGATGCTCTTCTATATAGATGCTGAATCAGAGGAAGATGCTGAGGAAGAGTTTGACGAACAAAAGCCTTTTCTATTAGACTATGATAGCTTGGTAGTAGCTAATATAGAAGAAAAAGCTAGAACGACCTACATTTCAGATAAACCCCCGACCTTAAAAGAGTCTTATGACATAATTGGATGTCGTACAGTTGAGTTGCTCCATTGCGACGACGGTAGCCAAATCCTTATAGACGAAGAAGGAAAGCTAACCTCTATGGAAAATTGGGTCTTCAACTACGAGGCAACTAAGCATTGGTTTGCGAACACCAAAAGAGGGAGAGATGGGATGTATAGTGATAATGATTCTATTGTTGGGAATGCTATAATACTGTCTGATAAGGCAGTATGGACTTAAAAAAAAAGAAAAGAAAGGAGTCATCACAATGACTTATGGAGAAATAAAGACAGGCACTAAGTCTGTAATCAAGGTAAGTAAGGATGTTGTCAACGGCAACACATTTGGACAAATAAGGCTTTGGACGACTGATAAAGTAACCGGAGACCTAGTACCCACTAAGAAGGGGGTAGCTTTTACGCTAGAAAAGATACCGGAGATAGCGAAAGCTTTAGCGGAGCTACAAGCTGATGTTGAATCGGGGGGCGGAGAAGCTTAGCATAAGCTAGACACTGCTCCTTCCACAATGGGAAAAGGGCGATTTCGGTAAAAAGCCTTAAACCGAGTCGCCCTTTTTTGCATCACATGAGGTAAGTAACTTCACAAAACACGAAAGAGAAGTAATCGCAAATTACTTAATTATTAACTCCTCTCCTATATCTTTTGATATATCTATTGCCAATCTTGGGTCATCTATACCATACTTCACTAAATTAGAATCAACAATCTTCTGAATCTTAGCCTTTCTACGCTGATTACTTTCGCTAATAATTAGCGCAATTTGTCCCCGCGTGTTCGGTGCTAGCTTATTTTTTCCCCGCTGCGTCGTCGTGAAGCTAGCTTTTTTCATGTTCCAATTCCGACATTACCGCTAAATAAAAATATCGAGTGGCTCGGTACGACACCGATAAAGGAGGAAAAAATGCCGACTAAATTTACACCGATGAACAAGTTGGAGCTAGAACGCCCCGATGTGTGTGTAAAAATAGCTCCAAGCCACTCTTTTTTTCGATGATGAAACGAAATCTTTTCGGGCATGAAAATCATTTAATAACCTCTGTAAACTAGCGAACTACCACATACCTTTAAATAGTCGCTAGTTTTTGCCAACAAAGATGAACTTTTTCGATTATCACACCCGAATTTAATTTGGTTGTTTAAAATATTGATACTCCTTTTCATGGACAATCCCATATTCATTGCACTTAGAACACTTTACGCTAGATAGTTGTTTTTCCTTTGTGTCAAACTTATTACCACAAGAGGTGCAAATGACAGAACTTTTTGTTTCCTTCTTAATAACAATCTCTTTATTAGCGTAAACTCCTTCCATTATCTTTATAAAATTAGATTCTTTAATTATCCAATCAAAATTAGCCTTCCAATTACTATTCTCTCCTGTACCACACAAAAAATCCGACCTAGCTACCGTTTTGAAGAATTTTTCAATATATACAGACTCTTCGTCTGCCAACAATTTCTTAATATATCGCTTCCTCGACTCAGTAATTTTGGTAACTTTTGGTAAGTGGTCTCCACAAATTGTATTAAACATCTCGACTATTTCCTCGTAGGGTGTGCTATCCCTCTTCTTTTTAGTGAGAGTTGAAGTTGAGGTTGAAGTAGAAGTAGAAGAGCTATAGCTTTGCTTTAACTTAGCTTTAGCTTTGCTATTATTCCACCTAACTTCCGCCCCTAATCTTCCGGCTTTTCTCATTTTATCCTTATATGAATCTAGCTCCGTCCTAATCTCTTCCATCTTAGAATTATATAGTTTTCCATCATCTGCTAGAAAAAAACACTCACTTACCGTCAGCCAGCTAGACTCCCAGCCATCCGGATTTCCACAGAGTCGTGCTAGCTTTTCAGGGTTGTCAGGTAGCCCGTTTTCTAGCCACGAATAAGCTAACAATGTTATGTAAATCCCCCTCTCTTCCATATTCATACTAGCAACTTTTAGGTCGCTTAAAAAATCCCCCGCATAAAATTGAAATGCCGGTGCTTTACCCATCCTTTTTCTCCTTTATTAATCTTACTTCCCTTATTCCTAGCGAAACATATTTGCCATTCGTTCTTACGAATACCGTATCTCCACCATCTGAGATACTTACTATAGTTCCGTGTCCGCTTTTTTCCCAACCACTCTTATCGACACCTAAGACATAAGAAACCTTATCCCCAACTCTAATTTGGGGTGTCTCTAGCATCTTCTTTTAGTCGCTTGTTCTCATTTCTTTTTAATTGAGCTAAGTGGTGTTTTGCGTGAATTGATTTCATTCTATCACTAGCCTGTCTGTGTTTTCTTATGATATGTCTTGCGTTTTTCAAGATGTTTTTATCATAAGTTGTTCGTTCAATGTCGCTTTTATTTACCATTCGCAACAAAGATTTTATGACTGTTACTATGTTGTCGCAAGTCCTCGATTGTAAAATCGTTGTATCATAATTTTCAGCTCTAACTCTCATGTTTTAATATCTCCACGAATTTTGTAATGTTCATTACAAAGAATATATCTCCCCTATCTTCTTTGATTACTTGACAGTCAACTACCTCGGTGTTGGGTCGGACCACCTTTCCTAGCTTTTTTCTAGCTTTGACCTGCAATGTTATGCGTAGGTCATTGGAGTCTAGCACAACATCCACCTCTTCGGGCAACCCCATGCTCCTTCCATCGC